AATATAGCGCGACGGTTCAAGATTTCGGCTGTATCCAGCATGAGAAGTATCCCTTCTTAGGGGCGTCGCCGGATGGGATTAATGTAGACCCAGCTACGTCGTATTATGGGCGAATGCTGGAAATAAAAAATCCGGTAAGCCGCGAAATAACTGGTGTGCCTAAAAAGGAGTATTGGATACAAATGCAGTTGCAAATGGAGACGTGTAATTTAGACAAATGCGACTTCTTGGAGACGAAATTTACGGAATACGAGAGCATGGCGCAGTTTAATGAAGACGGCGACTTCTTATTGTCGGGGAAAGGGGAGCTGAAGGGGGTAATGATGTATTTTACAGACATGGAGAATTTACCGCATTATGAATATAAGCCGCTTACCATGGACAAGGAAGAGTTTACTAAATGGGAGGAAGAGACCATGTTAGCGTATGAAAAAAAGAATATGCTCTGGATAAAAAACAATTATTGGAAATTGGCGCAGGTGAGTTGTGTGTTAGTGTTGCGCAACAAGCAATGGTTTGAGCTGAATATTGACGCATTGAAAGAGATCTGGGCAATTATAGAGAAAGAGCGCATAACGGGGTACGCGCATAGAGCGCCCAAGTCTAAACAGAATGCGTTAGCGAGCCAAATAAATGACCAAACAAGCAATCAAAGCAATCAAAGCAATCCAATGAATAAAATTACAAATTATATCAATACTTCACAGCTGACGCTGACAAAATTGAATTGCGATAACAATGAAGAAACCTACAAAAAAAAGCCGTCTGGATGTTTGCTACACTTGAGAATGGATAAAGAAACGGGAATAATAACGGTTATTAAAAAATAGTCAATCTAAGCACGTGTAAGCACACGTGTAATTACGTGTAAGCACATCATTAATATAACATGTTATCGCGATTATTTTGTTGTAAAAGGTAGCTCGCATTGCGGGAATAATTAACGCGCGCGCCTTCGCCATATGGCACGGGGACCATGGGGCTAACAGTGTTCGGCATTTTGGGTAAATCTTTATAAAAAGCGCCACAAAAGTTAGCGGGGGCGCAGGTGCCGTCTTCTGGGCTAAACTGATATTTAGAGTTATTTGTGGTTTGGTCAAAAGACCCGACTTCCACGGCGGTAGAGTATTTTTTAAGCTGGACTGACCCGTTATTAGGTAGTGTTTTGCTGTCGGCAAGTGGGAAAACGCCATTTAGAAGAGGTACGTCCTGTGTAAGAGGGTATTCGCCTGGGATTAAATTGCTAAATGCTTCTTTGCCGTTGCCATATAGGTCATGGATTTGAGAGAACACGATCCGTAGCAAGAAGAAAATAATAAACAGAAGTCCAATATTATATAATGTTTTGGAGTAGGTCATATACATTATATAATATATTTTTTGTGCAAACTAGCTTAAAACTAACTGAACCAATTATAATATCAATGGACAAAGCAAAAGAAACGAATAAGATGTATGTAACAAAACGTGACGGCACAAAGGAAGAAATATCGTTTGACAAGATATTGCGTCGTGTTAAAAAATTGGGCGAAGAGGCCAGTTTAAATATTAATTATTCTACTCTTGCGATGAAGGTCATTGACAAATTATGTAATAACATTGGCACTACTCAGATAGACCTAGAAACCGCGGACCAGTGTGCGGCGCTATCCACCCAACACCCCGACTATGGCGAACTTGCCGGTCGCGTTCTAATTTCCAATCACCAGAAAAACACGGACCCCTCTTTTTCAAACACCATGCGTTCACTCTTTGAGTTCATTGACATTCACGGTAACCACTATCCCTTAATTAGTAAAGAGCTGTGGGCCACAGTGCAGGAGTATGCAGCAGAGCTGGATGACATGATTGTCTTAGACCGCGATTATTTGATTGATTATTTCGGGTTTAAAACATTGGAGCGCTCGTATTTGTTCTCCATTAATAAGAAAGTCGTAGAGCGTCCGCAATATATGTGGATGCGCGTAGCGTTAGGAATACACGGCGGAGATATTTGCGCGGCCAAAGAAACATATGACCTAATGTCGTTGAAATATTTCACTCATGCCACTCCCACGCTGTTTAACGCAGGCACGTGTCACCCTCAATTAAGCTCATGTTATTTATTGGCAATGGAAGACGACAGTTTAGACGGTATATACAACACGCTCCATGATTGTGCCTCCATCTCAAAATGGGCAGGCGGGATTGGGCTGCATATTCATAACGTGCGCGCAACTGGAACGCATATTCGGGGAACGAATGGGTCATCTACTGGGATAGTGCCGATGCTAAAGGTGTTTAATGATACGGCGCGATACATTGATCAAGGGTCAAAGCGCAAAGGGTCGTTTGCCATTTATTTGGAGCCGTGGCATCCGGATATTATTGATTTTTTAGAGTTGAAGAAGAACCACGGCGACGAGAATGTCAAAGCGCGCGACCTGTTTTACGCATTGTGGATACCGGACCTCTTCATGGATCGCGTTAAAGTGGGCGGCCTATGGACGTTGATGTGTCCGCACAAGTGTCCCGGGTTGAATAAATTGGTGGGGCAAAAATTCAACGATTTGTATGAAGAGTATGAGCGCAATAGTGCGGGTAATAAGACGATGCCGGCGCGCGAGCTATGGTATAAGATTTTGGACGCACAGATGGAAACCGGTACTCCTTATTTATTATATAAAGATGCGGCGAATAAAAAATCTAACCAGCAAAATCTGGGCACGATTATGAGTTCAAATCTTTGCAGCGAAATCATTGAATATAGCGACGAGAATGAGACCGCGGTATGTAATTTGGCGAGCGTGGCATTACCGACCTATGTGAATGTAGCTACGCGTGAGTTTGATTACGAAAAGTTGCATGAAGTGACTAAAGTGGTCACGAAGAATTTAAACAAGGTGATTGACATCAACTTTTACCCAACGGAGAAAACGAGGCGCAGTAATTTATTGCACAGGCCGATAGGAATAGGCGTGCAAGGGTTGGCGGATACATTTGTGCTAATGGACATCGCGTTTCACAGCGAGGAGGCGAAAAAGGTGAATAAACATATTTTTGAGACGATATATCACGCGGCGTTGGAGCAGAGCAACGACCTTGCAAAAGAGCGTGAAGAAAATATTAAACGAGAGATGTGGGATATGGATACGTATAGCATGTCGCCGCACATTTCGGTGCAACTGTATAATTTGTTAAAGGGTAAAGGAAATGTAAATGTAAATGTAAATGTAAATGTAAATGAGGATACTACCGGTCCTATAGACCCATTAGCGCAGATTTATTTCAATCATGTGGATAATGTGTTATGTAGGGAGATAATGCAGCATAAATGTATAGGGGCATATTCTTCCTTTGAGGGGTCACCGGCGAGTAATGGACAGCTGCAGTTTGATTTGTGGGGTCTAACGAAGGAACATGAAGAAGGAGAATTAGAAAAAGGAAGATATAATTGGGCCAAGTTGAAGGATAAAATAGTGAATTATGGGTTAAGGAATTCATTATTAGTTGCGCCGATGCCGACGGCGAGTACGTCGCAAATATTAGGGTTTAACGAGTGTTTTGAGCCGTTTACGAGTAATATTTACAAGCGTGCTACATTGGCGGGGGAGTTCACGGTGGTGAATAAGTATTTGATGAATGAGTTAATCCAGCAGGGAGTGTGGAGTGAGCAAATCAAGAATAATATTATTGCAAATGGAGGGAGTGTACAGAAGCTCCCGATGTTGTCGGACCATATGAAGAATAAGTACAAGATAGTATGGGAGATACCGATGAGGCATATAATAGATATGGCGGCGGATAGAGGGGTGTATGTATGCCAAAGCCAAAGTATGAATTTATGGGTACAGGACCCGAATTACGGGATTTTGAATTCGATGCATTTTCACGCGTGGTCAAAAGGGTTGAAAACGGGGATATATTATTTGAGAAGAAAGGCGAAACATCAAACGCAGCAGTTTACGATAGAGCCGGAAAAAAAGGAGCAATTGCAGGAAGAGAATGACATTTGCGAGTTTTGTTCGGCTTAATCCATTGCATTATTTGTGCAAGCCCTTGTAAAAGTATGTAATAGATAATATAGAGTATACAATGCCGGTAAGAATGGCTTTAAACTTGGTGCTAAATTCTACGCCCATCACTTTATCTAATATGAATGCATATTTCGCGCCGAAAAAGGCGCCGGCTGCAACTCCTAAAGTAAGAAATGCGCCGATGTAATAATCTACCTTGCCTTGTTTATTATATTCATAAAGTCCAAATAGACCGAGAGGAACGGATGAGATTAAGAGTAATGTTCCGATAAGAGTGGCTTCATCGGCCACGACTTTTAAAACCATCAATAGATAAATCATAATAGCTGCACCGCCGCTGGTGCCGACAAATGAACCGTATAATCCGGAAAATAATCCTAAAAGGATAGAAATTATTTCATGAAACATTATATATTATAAAAAATATTATATAATGTGCAACAATTTTATCTAACCTTAGCCATTGAAATGCGTGTGCTAATATTGTTTGCAAATGCCGAAGCTGCGTCTATGCCAGATGGTGATGCCATGTTCTTTGATGCCATCTATATGCCGTTTTGCGCCGTAGCCCTTATTGCTTGCAATCCCATAGTGCGCGTCTAATTCCGGGTTTTCGCTGCATAACGCGTCTATATAGTCATCGCGCGCGACTTTTGCCAAGATGGATGCTGCGGCAATGGACGTATATGTGTTGTCTCCGCCTTCTACAGTAGTGTAGGGAATAGGTGTTGGGTTAGAATTGTGGGTGTAAGGTTTGAAGTAGTTGCCGTCAACAAGGAGAAGGACGGCGGAAGGGTCAATGTTCTTTAGCGCGGTGTTAATGGCTTTATGCATAGATTGCTGAGTGGCTTGAAGAATGTTGATGTCGTCGATGGTTTGTTCGGTGCAGTAGCCGACGCCCCATGCGATGGCATGGGATTTGATGTATTCGGCGACTTCGGCGATTTTCTTTTTGGAGTGGAATTTCTTGCTGTCTTTCATTAAAGAATGGTCAAATGTGTCGTCTTTAGGTAATATGACAGCGCCGCTGTAAACGCGACCGAATAGGGGACCGCGGCCGGCTTCATCTACGCCGATTTCAAGAGTAAGAGGGTTATCGCAATGATATTTTTTTAACGGGGTGTTAGTAATTTGCCGTTTTTGATGGGTTCCGGTGTCTTGGTCAGGGTCATTCTCAAGATTTTCTTCCTTTTTTTTATATTTTTTAGGTCTGGTAGGTTTCGAAGATGCATTATTTTTGTTAATTATGTTGGTGAACATTGTATGATACCGGTTAACTTTGCTGGCATTTATAACGTCAACATCCACAACATCAACATCAATATCAATATCCTCAATGATTTCAACCGGTACAATATCTTGGGTTTTGTTTGATTTAGTGTCCATTATAATGATTTGTGATTGTATTTATGTTTATATTTGTGTTAAATATAAATTGTAAAAAATAATAATCAATTTTATAAATCCCATTCTTAATAAAGTTCAATACAATATTTTCGCACTATACAATATAGTATGCAAAATCAAATGTTATTCCTGTTTTTAGTATTATTATTTGGATTATTGGGCTGTTCATTTTTAGGAGGAAGTTGTAGGCGCGAGGGACTGACAAATCAATTCCCGACGAATACATCATCGCCATCTTCTTCTTCTTCTTCTTCTTCCTCTTCTTCTTCTACTCCTCCTCCATCCAATTATAACCCATTATTACCGCCAGCTGCAGCAAGCAAGGACAATTATAACCATTATACAGATGAAGTTTCGTCAAGCCAAATACCAAGAGGAAGTGAAGACTTGTATATATTAAAAAGCAAGGTTGTCCCGCAAGTATGCCCTGCGGGCGCGTCGTTGCCGCCATCTTCTGGGTCTGAGGTGCAAGGGTCTAGTGTAACAGGGTCTTCAAACTTCCCATCGTCAACGCCTGCGAAGTGCCCGCCGTGCCCTGCGTGCGAGAGATGCGACGAGCCTGCATATGATTGCAAGCTGGTGCCGAATTACAACGCATTCAATAGCAAAAAGATGCCTGTACCGGTGTTGAGCGATTTTTCCACATTTGGAATGTAACGAGGATAAGAGTGCGTTTGTTTTTTGATGAAATATTTAATATTGACTAATAGTAATACAATGAAGTCAACATTAAAAAATGCGCGGGTAAATAAGGGTGGTCCTATTCATAAGACAAGGAATAACAGGAATAACAGGAATACCAGGAATAACAGGAATAACATGAATACCATAAAAAAAAATAATAAAACAATGAAGAAAACGTATTCCAAGAACGATTATGCAAGTGGGGATGGATTTTTGACAACGGTATGGGGGCCGATGATGTGGTCATATTTGCACACCATGTCGTTTAATTATCCGGTCAACCCGTCCGCAGATGATAAAAAACATTATCGCGATTTTATAATTAGCCTGCAATACGTGTTGCCTTGCAAATATTGTAGAATGAATTTAGCAAACAATTTTAAAAAAAATCCTATACAGCCGTGTCATATGGAGAGCCGTAATACATTTTCAAGATATATATATGATTTGCACGAGACGGTGAACAAAATGTTGAAAAAAAAGGTGCACTTGACATATTGCGAGGTGAGAGACAGGTATGAAAATTTCAGGGCGCGGTGCACGCAAGAAACGCCGACGGTGTTTAGTTTTAAACAAATCAGCGATGTCGCCACCGCGAAAAAAACAGACAAGAAAGAAAAAGGTTGCACAGTCCCGTTGTATGGTAAGAAGTCAAAATGCATTATTAAAATTGTTCCGCAAGAAGAGAAGCAGGAGACGTTTCAAATGGATAAAAAGTGTGTAAAAAGTAAAACGGCGGATCATTTGTTACAATGAAAATATGGTAAAATGAAAAAATGGTAAAATAAAAACATGGTAAAATGAATAAATAAAAAATAAATATAATATGTATGGATGATTCAACAGATACAGGGTTTGCAGAACATTGTGCAGAAACTACTAAAAAAATTGGCATTTTAACGGGTTTTACAGCAGTGTTGATTTTAATATTTATGTTTTCGCCGGTGAGCAATTTATTAGTGGCGGCTTCTTTAGGAAAGGTGGTAATTATGGCACTCCTAATGTATATCATTTATGTGAATGTATTGCAAACCATATTTTGTCAGCAGGTGTTTAATGTAAATTTTTATGACTTGGACTTTAATCAGGCGAAAATAAATACAATTGGCGGGCATATATTTTCAATTGCATTAGTCCTGTTATTATATTCAGTGGCAAGTAATTTTTTAAGCCCGTTATTTGGCGGGTCATCGCAATCACAACCAGAATATTCATCGGGATACAACCAGTAAATTGGGATACAACCAGTAAATCGGGATACAACCAGTAAATTGGGATACAACCAGTAATTAATGGTTGTAGGTAGATGGCATAAATTGTTGGTCTAAGGGTTTAGATTTAGGCGCAATTTGTTTCACAAAGGAAGACGCTCCATTTGGGAGATTAAGTAAGAATGACAATTCGGATTGTTTTAATGAATATATTTTGTTAAAACAACCCTGGTCGTGTTTGAAGTCCATTTTATTGATTTCAATTAATTTGCCGGCGGTAGTTCGGTGCATCATTTTGTGGTTGTTTACGTGTAACTGGAGAATATATATATATATATATCATAATAATAAACGTTTATATAGTTTGCATAGTTGATTTATTGGATAGGTCGTTAAATTTGTGTTATAAATTTATTTTAATATATATATGAACGTTTTAACCAAAATTTTAAATATTTTTACGGGAGTGCCTAAATCGGTGCAATTTGGCGGCGGAGACGTAGGTGAACAAAGCTTTTTATCTTCATATGGGTTGTACATTGGAATTGCGCTAGTGGTGGTTGGACTATCTTTCGCGGCCCTTATGTATTACAATTATTTAAAAAAGGTCAGCAAAGAGGTGTATGAAAGCGCGACCGATGAATTACAGTCGGCGGACCAAGAGGCGGAAATATTTTTCTTCCATACAACTTGGTGCCCGCATTGCAAGACTGCCAAGCCTGAATGGGACCAGTTGAAGGCGGAACTCAACGGGTCTACAATCAATGGTTATAAAGTGACATTTACGGAGGTGGATTGTACGGAAGAGACGCCGGAAGTGGATATGATGGTTCAAAAATTCAAGATTGAGGGATATCCCACGGTTAAACTGGTCAAGGATGGCCAGGTGGTTGAATATGACGCGAAGCCGACAAAGGATACAATGCACGAGTTTTTAACGACGGTTCTATAAGCGATAATCCAATAAATTACTCTTTATCTTTAGCAATTTCGGATGAAACTGGGATTTCTTCCTTTATTGCATCTTTGCAATGTTTTTCAAGAAATTGTTTCGCATGTTCTACACCACAGTCCACCATGTCTTTGCGGTAGGGTTGCGAAGAAACGGCAAGTTTAAATGCGCTAAATTCAATGTGCATTGTGTCGCAGACAATCTCATGAGGTATGCGATTTTGTTTAAGTTCTGTGCCCGCTTGTTTAACCAGTTTTCCAATAATGTTGATTAAAAAATCCATAATGGTTGACTCATGTGTAATAATAGTTTTGCGATGGGCTTCCTCGTTTTCACTAAGAGGTTCAGAGTTTTCTTCCTTTTTTTCAAATAATATTTTGGAAGAACTTGTGTCAACTGTTTCCAAAATGGTGGAACTATGGTTAGAGGGACTATGGTTAGAGAGCCTCTTAATAGATGGGTCCACAGGAACATAATTAAAACGCGCGCCCAATATTTCATCTGGTAAGTGCCCATCATTAATACAATTATTGAGAGGGTAGTTTGAAACGATGCCGCCATCTACATAGCATTCATTGTTTTTGCAAAGAGGTGCAAACAGCATCGGAACCGCGCACGACATCACTGCACTATCCAACAATGGGAGGTCTGGATGTGTTTTATAGGAGATATCCACCGTTTTGAATTGGTTGAGTTCCAAAGAGTATATGTGAAGTTCAATGTTGGAGTATTCAAAAAGTTCTTTCAATGTAATGGTAAGAGGAAGACTTTTTGCGCGCAACAGAGGTTTAAAAATAATTTCAGCAAACTTGTGGTCGTATATTCCTTTTTTGGAGTAAATATCCATAATTTGGCTGATTTTAATGGGATATGCTTCGTGCCAAGGCCGGTTTACAATATAGTTAGTAATGGTGTCGTGGTCAAATTTGAGGCACAACATTATGCCGAATAATGCGCCGGCGCTAGTGGCATAGATGGTTTGAATATTGGAAATGTTCCAGAAATTATGGTCTTCTAAATAGTATAAGGCGCCGACAGTGCGAAAAACGGATGGCCCGCCTCCGCATAGCACAAGATGTTTAATAGTCATCGCGATATAAATAGTATAATAAATAGTATTTATATTTTTATTTGCATTATTTGTATTTTGCAAATGACTTAAAATTTGTGCACATATACATATAATGTGTGAATTTATACAAAATAAACAATATTACTTTATTGGGGAGCCCAAACTTATAGAGGACTTTAAAAATGATACCAATGACACCAATAACACCAATAACACGCCATTAGGTAAATTTATTGAATACATCGGTTTGCCATATGTGTGCGACTGGTTGTATGATGCGAAAGCCCGGTTTGAATATGGCGTAATATCACGACGGTATTATGATAGCGTATTGGTGGAGGGAAATGATGCGGTAAGAAATAACACGAAGGAAATAAACAACCGCTAAATATGTTATATTATTATATTATAGATATAGTAATATATTAATACAATGACAAATATTTTTACATTAGAGAAGTTTGACGATTTCACGGAAAAAATAAATTTAGATGATTTATACGAAAAAAAACAGCAAACGGACATGAATAAATTGGTGCTCTTCAATAAAATATTAAATCGCGTCCACACCCGTATTCGCGTGACATCCAAACAACAACCGCAAGACATGTGCTGCTGGTATGTCGTGCCTGAGATTATTATCGGTGTACCCAAGTATGACCAAGCGGGATGCATTGCCTACATCATGGACAAGCTGAAAACAAACGGTTTTTTAATCAAGTATGTCCATCCCAATACGTTGTTTATAACTTGGAACCACTGGGTGCCGTCTTATGTGCGCAATGAGTTGAAAAAGAAAACAGGTATTATTATTGACGAGTATGGCAACAGGGTTGAACCTGAGGATAAGAATTCGGGGCAAAAGGAAGAAAACAATGAGCCCAAAAATGCGAATGAGATGATGTTCAATTATAAGGATGGGTCTAATTCAGGATCATCTGGAGGTCAACCCAATAAAAATAAAAAGTTTACCCCGATTAATAGTTACAAACCATCGGGCAATTTAGTATATAATAAAGAGTTAATAGATAAAGTTGGAAACAAGTTTAGCTGAATGAGTGATTGAATTATTGATTAATTTCTGTGCATTATATAATAGCATATGGCAAACACAAGACGACGCCAAATGAGCCCGACAAAGTATACGCGTAAAATGCGTTGCGCCAATAAAGACTTGGCATTAGTATGTAAAGATTACGCTCCAAAGGCG